GTATAATAAAGCTTAATTTGGAGATTATATTATGAGTATGTACAATTTGGTTTTTGGTGAAAATGTATCCCAAAAAGAATTCTTATTCAAACTTCTGGATAAGAATTCTGGTGATTTTGGACGATATCGTGACATCTATGTGACGGAAGACCATATTGTGGTTCATACGCGATGTGGTGGCGGCAATCGTGAAGATTATGAAGATGTGTTTGCTGAGATGGAATTCCATCCCCTATACTCCCACGATGAGGATGACGACTTTGATTGCACATACGCCAACTTCTACTTTCAACACCCAAAAAAATTTGAGGAGATGTTGAAAGAAATGGCTAAAGATACAATTACTCCCTCTGAAAAATGGACAGCTCTGATTGCTTCTTTGAGAGCGTAAAGTGACCAGAATCAATGTGATTGACCCCACTCAGCTGACAGATCAACATTTGATGGCTGAGTATCGTGAACTACCCATGGTAATGGGGTCTCTTCGCCGTACTCTCATTTCGAAAAATGGATGGCAACCGGCAAAAGTGTCCTCTGAATACACTCTAAACAAAGGCCACGTATACTTCTTTACAAACAAAGGTGGCTGGTTGAAGCGACGATATGCCGCTCTTGTGATAGAGTTGTATGAGCGCGGATTCCAACTAGACCCTGCACGCAAAGCAGACTTCACAGTCTTTGAAGACAATGGTCTTGATGGTGCATGGACGGCTGACCAATCGGCGCTTGAGGTTAACAGGGCTCGCATACGAGAACGAATCGAATCGAAGCCTTCGTGGTATCGTTATTATGGATACAAAATTACTGAATGTGGGATGTTACCTGCACTCTCCAACCCTGATCATATTTGGAAGTATTGAAATGAAAATTACACCCCTGAAGACACGTGTTCTTGTTGCCGAGAACAAATCAGAGACTAAAAGCGAATCCGGCATTATATTGGAGGGCGCGAACTCTGTGCGCGATTCACGTGCCGGCACCGTACTTGCAGTTGGGCCAGACGTCACCGCTGTTAAAGTGGGTGATGTCATTTATCTGGAATGGAGCAAAGCTCAGATCGTTAAGGTTGGCGATGCACAACGAGTGATCGTCGATGAAGAGCATATAGTAGCGGTGTACAGTAATCTATTGTCATGATTAAGAATCAGAATCAAAAGTGCCCATGTCATTCATGATAACTATTGCTAAGTAATACGCAATGATGCAATTTACTTTTTATAACATAAGGACTTAAAAATGAAGACAGTTGGTGATAAAATTGAAGCTTTCGTAGTTACTGGTGTGAAGCCCGGACAGCCGGCAGATGCATTCTTCGATATTACGGAGAAGAGCTTTGAAGGTAAGTGGAAAGTCATTGTGTACTATCCTAAAGATTTTACGTTTGTGTGTCCCACTGAGATTGTTGCTTATGATAAGTTGACTGGTGACCTTGCTGATCGCGATGCTGTCCTGTTGACTGGATCCACTGACAATGAATTCTGTAAAGTCGCATGGCAGACCGCTCACGCCGACCTCAAGAAGATTACCCACACTCAATTTGCAGACACGCAACGTGGTGACCTTAGCTTGATCGGACAGCTTGGGGTATTCTACGCGCCTGCAGGTGCAGCTCTTCGCGCAACGTTCATCGTTGATCCAGATAATGTGATCCAGCATGTCACCGTCAACAACCTCAATGTAGGTCGCTCGCCAGAAGAAACCCTCCGTGTCCTTGACGCTCTGCAAACTGGTGAGCTGTGTGCTTGCAACCGAACTGTAGGAGGAGAAACGCTGTGAAGTTCCACGAATACTTTGATTGGTTGAAACAGAACCACTGCCCCTCCTGCCAAGGAAAATAAAAGTTAAAGGTACAGTATAAGTGTGATAAATAATTACATGAATACTAACATTGCTTTTGTTTATAAGTGGACCCACCTACCTACGGGTAGGTGGTATATTGGCAGTAGAACGGCCAATGGATGTCATCCGGATGACGGTTACATTTGCTCCAGTAAAAGAATTAAACCCCTTATCCAACAAAACCCATTAGAATGGGAAAGGGAAATTATCCAAACAGGAACGCCTGGTGAAATGATTATTCTAGAAACTCAGTTGTTAGAGTCCACTGATGCAAAGAATAATGAAATGAGTTTCAACCAGCACAATGGAGATGGTAAGTTTATCAGAACTGGGGTAGAAGTTTCTACTGAAACACGTAGGAAACGAAGTGAATCTAACGCAAAAAATCACCCAGGTAGAGGCAAGCCATCCCCTAACAAAGGGGCTGTAGCGAGTGAAGAGACTCGCAAGAAACAAAGCCTGGCTAAATTGGGTAAGAAGAGATTGCCGTTTACAGAGGAAACAAAAGCTAAACTTAGCGAGTCTAAGAGAGGTGACAGGAATCCCCATTACGGTAAGATCACCAGCGATGAAGTAAAGCAGAAGATAAGTGATTCACTCAAAGGTATAAAGAAGAAAGAACACACTTGCCCGCATTGCGGTAAAGTTGGAGGTGGAGGTTCAATGATGAGACATCACTTTGATAATTGTAAATACAAAGGAAAACAAAATGACAGCGTGGATTGATCAACTGAAAGAAACGATTCCGGAATACGCAAAAGACACGCGTCTAAACTTAGACGCTGTACTCAAACGCAGTAGCTTACCTATTGATCAAGCAGAATCTATTGCTCTGGCTGCAGCTTTTGCAACAGGTAATACAAAACTTTGGACGTGGATGGAGTCCGTCATTGCCGATAAAACGGAAACAATGGCTGCGCTTTCAGCTGCGAGTATTATGGCGTCTACTAACCTGTGGTATCCATATGTTGAGATGGCTGATGATCCAGCACTCACTGGTCTTCCAGCTCAGTTGCGGATGAATGCAATCGCAACTCATGGTGGTACCACAAAGGCAAAGTTTGAAGCGTATAGTCTTGCAGCCAGCATTGTTGGCAAGTGTCACTTCTGTGTGAAAGCACATTATGAGACGCTAAAGAAGGAAGGTTATACAGTAGAGCAACTTCGCGACATTGGCCGGATTGCTGCCGTAATCAACTCCACCGCAAAGGTTCTAGCGTCGTAATATGGTAGACCAGATAGGTGACCCTGATATCTGGTCTACGATCGATCCGGAAGACCTGTGGATCTATGATAAATTGATTGTCAGTCGAAAGCTGGGCTACTTGTGTGGTCCAGCTGGGGTTCCACCTCCAGCTGCAGGTCGATATATTGTACGACCGTGTGTCAACTTTCGAATGATGAGTGCAGGCGCGCAGTTCATCGAGCTAGCTCCTGACAACCATGATTGTGTACCTCATGGTCACTTCTGGTGTGAGATATTCGAAGGACGGCAGATGTCGTTTGATTATCACTTCGGTAAGCAGGTGTTGGCCGTAGAAGGTTTTCGAGAAGATGGGGATCGCCTGGATAGATTTTCTAGGTGGGACAAGATGGAAGACTTTGCGTATACGTTACCTGAATCGATACAACAAGTGGCCAACAAAAATGAGTGGTTGAATGTTGAGGTGATTGGTGGTAAAATCATTGAAGTTCATTTGCGATACAATGATGACTTCAGAAACCACACTGGGACAACAATCATTCCGGTCTGGAAGGATCAGTTTTATAGCAGCGATTGTGGTGATCGCTTAGGATTTATAATTAAAATGCGACCGTAGCTCAGAGGAAGAGCAGGGTACTCATAATGCCTTGGTCGGGATGTCGGAATTCCCCGGTCGCACCAAACAAAAGCCCTTCTGTTTTAGAAGGGCTTTTCCTTTATCTGTTGACTGAAACGCAATGGTACGGTATAATGGGATATCAAACAAAGGAACCAAAATGACTGTAACGCTATTTGGCGGTAGGTGGAATATTGAGTGTAAGTGGTGGACTTTTCCTGGTGGCGAACGCAATGTTCAGATCCTAGGAACGCTCCCTAAGGGACGAGGAGCAATGCTCACTATTGTGTGCCCTTTCAAGAACTCGGATAGCATCATCGACGTCATGCTGCTCAATGATGCGATCCGGCATGTGAATCCCGAACCACACATTCGTTTAGTTATTCCATACTTTCCTGCAGCTCGTCAAGATCGTGTGATGAACCCAGGTGAGCCGTTTGCGCTTCGTGTGATGGCTCAGATGATCAACAGCTGCAAGTTCAAGGAAGTTGAAGTTTGGGATCCACACAGCGATGTTCTCCCTGCCTTGTTTGAGCCGGGTGTTCTGACTGTTCGCACTCAATGGGATCTGTGGAAAGATATCATCAAAACCAATCACGGTGAAGGTGGATACGCGCCGAACGAAAAGGTGCTGGTCAGTCCAGATGCAGGCGCATTGAAGAAGATCTACAAGCTCGCAAAAGAGACGGGTATCAGTGTTGTTGAAGCGACCAAGCAGCGGGATGTCAAGACTGGCCAGATCGTCAACACCCAGGTTGACGTTAACTCACTTCTCAAGTACAATATCATTTACATTGTTGATGACATCTGCGATGGTGGCCGGACTTTCATTGATCTTGCGAATGTGATTCGCGAAGGTGGATACGTGAAGAAGATGGTTCTTTGCGTGACTCACGGCATTTTCAGCAGGGGGTTGGACCCGTTGTCTGTATTCGATAAAGTGTATACAATCAACAACATGAGTACTGAAAACCTCTCTGCATTCAATATTTAAGGAACTCGATTATGTTTAAACAAACTGCTCTCACCTCTCTTGACTCCTACAAGCTCGGTCACGCCGATCAATACCCTCCTGGAACGACCAAAGTTTATTCCAACTTCACTCCTCGTTCTGAGTGGTACTTCAACGTGCCAGATCAATATAAGGACGGCAAGATCGTTTGGTTCGGTCTGCAAGGTTTCCTGCAGGAGCTCCAATCTGTTTGGGACAAGACGTTCTTCAAGGTAGAGGATATTGAAGCGGAGCTCGCTGATGTGGCTGAAATCTATGCCCCATTCTGTGGTCCGAATGGATTCGATATCAACCGACTCCGTAGCTTGTACAACCTCGGTTATCTCCCCCTGGAAATTAAGGCACTGCCGGAAGGTACTCGCGTTCCAGTTAACGTCCCAGTACTGACTATCACCAACACGCACCCCGACTTTTACTGGCTGCCAAACTTCCTTGAAACTTGGATGTCCACTGAGCTGTGGAAG